AAACGGATTTGGTTCGTGTCCGGGTCTATCTCGCCCGTGTCGCTTTCGTTTGCCCCTTCAATGTGCTGAATCGTGTAACCCCCGATGCCGCCGGTGTAGCAGTCGATAAACTTGCGAACGATATCCGCCAGGTCAATTGCCCCGTCATAAGTGTCCGACCAGCAGGTTATCGCAATGGTAGCCTTGGCCAGCCCAGCCGGGCCGTCATGAGAGTATTCCCGTTCCGTATTGACCCGCTCGAATGTGATGTAGTTATCGAGGCGGCCTGGCGGCGCAATGACGGGGAAAATGTTCGTGCTGACAACATTTGTGATCGTCCCCTCCGTGGACAGCAGCGGGTAAATCCCTTTTTCGATGCTCACTTGGCGGCCTCTCGTTCAATGCCCGTTTTCAATTCGTTTATGATCGCCTGCCCCGCGGCGTGCTTCGTGGCCTCGAAGGCGGGCTTTGTGAACGAATGTGGCGGAACATCAGGCCCGGCGGCGAAGGCGCCGGAGGCGGCATGACCGTATTCAACCGCAGCAGGATAGAAGTACCGCCTTCCATTGTGATAGGTCACGAGCTGCGGGAAGCGCTGCGTATCAAATCGCTGCGCGACCGCGTAGGTTCCCGGCTTGTCGCGCTTGCCCGCGCGAATTACCAAGCTGGCGCGCATGTAGCCGCGCATCTTCTTGGCCGATTCCCTGGCCTTCGCGCCCTTGCCCTTGACCACGGTGCGCTCAACTTCCGCCTTGCGGACGGGCGCCTTGGCCTTGGTGGCGGCCAAGATCATTTTCGCCCCGACCCGAACGGCTTGGCGGACAACCCTCTTGCCAATTTTGCGCTCTAGGCCAAGGAGTTTCACTTCTAGTTCCCTGACCCCGCGCATCTCGATTTGAAAGCTAGGCATCGCTATTCCACCTCAACTCGCTTCGTGACAGAGCAGTTCCCATTCCTCATTGCCCAGCCCGATATTCTGCGCCGATACAATCTCGTATGTATGATTGCCGCAGATGACCCGGCACTTGGTAGTCAGGCCGATAACGTAGCGCAGGCGGATTCTTATGTCGGCCTCACTACCAAGCTGCTGAGCCTGTATCAGTTCCCTGCCCGACAACGGCTCTACCGCCGCCCAGACCGTCTTGAGCGTCGTCCACGTTTCAATGAACCCGCCCGCAGTGCCGCGCGTAATCGCAAACTTCTTGAGCGTCACCCGCCGATTGAGCCTGCCTGAGTTCACGAAATCCTCGGAACCTTGTGGGCATTCACCAATGCCCAGTATGCGTTGTTGGCCGCCAGCGTCACGCGGTCTATCGCCGCTTCCCTGTGCTCGTACAGGTCGCCCAGCAGCAGCTTGATGGCAGCCTTCAAGGCATCGGGGACTTTGTCGGCTGTGGCGCCGTAACCGGCAGTCCAGATAATCTCAATGTCGTTTGTGTCGCCCCACGTGCATGGCCAACTATAGTTCTGTGCCAGCGTCAGGCGGGCCGGTTCCCTGCTTTCGTCGAGCTTGTAATAAGTGGCCGCAAGCGTCACTAAGCCATTGGCCGTGTCGTGATACTTGACGGTGGTGATCGGCTTAATTGTCGGCGGGCGCGGCAGCCAAAGCTCGCCGCTCCAGAATGAATCCAGGTACATCGTGATCGTCTGGGTCAGCAGCGCTCGGCCCGTATCGTTTTCGACCTGCTGACGCGCGGCCTTGATAAGTGAAGTTATCAGCAGGTCGTCGTCGTGGCTGACAACGTAACTTTCCGTGCCATTGGAGGCCGTGTAGGCAGAAGTATTGTCCCCGATGGAGAACGTATCGTCGGTGACCCATGTAACGGTCGTCACATCGCCGTTCAGTTCCACCATGCCCGTTGCGGCGGTCCACGTTATCACATCGCCGGTGGCCAGGCCGTGAAAGTGTTTGGTGACTACGCCGATTACGGCCCTGCTGATGCTTTCGGCAATCGCGCCCGGCGCGCCGATGCGCAGATGCGCCTTCGCCTCGGCGAGCGTTATCGGCTCAACCGTTGGGCCGGTGGTGATGTTCCAGCTTGAGTGATTCATATCGACTCCCGCAGATACGGCTCGATGGGCTTGGCCTCGCCGTGCTCCTCAAGAAAGACTTCGCGGTCGGCGTGAAGGGAGAATAAGTACAGGGCATATCCCCCATGCCCGGAGCCGCAGTATTTCCGCGCCGCGCGCTCGTGTGCAGGAAGCTCGGCCATGCCCTCGTCGAGTTGCGCCTTGTAGGACATTTCAACCGCGTCCATCAGGCCCGTCACGGATTGCTCGCGGACGGCCCGCGCGGCCTGCGCCCCGGCGGCGACGATTGCGGCATAATCCCGCGCCCTGTCGGCCAGGGTAGCCGTATTGTGCTGGCCGTCGGTCCAGACAAGGGCCATCCGCCGGGCCAGCAAATCGCCCGAATCCTTGAATACCAATTTGGGTCGGTGGCCGCTTTCCCAGACGCACAAGCCCGTCTCGGCTATTACCGCCGGGTCTTGCCAGCCGACGCCCGCGCCGATTTCGGAATCCAACGAGTTGCGGCCCTCCAACATGGCCCATGCCGCCGAACCGCCTACGCCGCTTTCGAGTTGATACGGCCAATTGTCCGTGGTAATCAGCGGGCTTATTGCGCAGTTGACAATGTAAGCCCCAGCCACTGCCAAGCACGGCACATCGAGCCATCCTCCGGCGAAATCCACGCGAAGGGGAAGCTTGAGCGGTATGGCAAGGCGGCGGCGGATTTCGGTTGTGCTGATAGGGTCAAAGTCAAGCGCCTTGGCGAGCTGGACGTACTGGCATCCGGCTTTTTGGCAGAGCGCTTTCTTTTCTTCGGCATAGCGATCGTCCTCAGTCACAACCAATACGTCAGGGCGGATTTCCCAGAAGTCCGACTCGAAATCCAGGCCAAGTTTGCCGGCCTGCGTTATCCTGACTTCATCGACCCAGCGAATATCAGCAATGACGCCCGCCTTGTGAATCGCGGGTATGGCAGGCTGCGCCTTTTTGTGCTGGCGATAGACATCATCACCTGCTATGCAGACGATTAGCTTGTCGCCCAGCGCCTTGGCATCGCGGAAGAATTGGCAATGCCCGGCGTGAATGATGTCATAGCAGCCCGAGACAAGAACCGTTTTCATTTCTCTCGCCGTGATTTGCGTTCTCGTATTCTGCGCAGCGCTTCGCCGAGCATGGTTCGTTTGCGCCTGCGCCGCTTCGTGGGCTTGGCGTAAACCAGCATGGCCGTCTCGCCCTGCGGTGGCGCCATTGCGGTTTCGATTGGGATACGGATATGGTGGAGCATGTGCGTCAGCAGCCCATCCCCATCAACGCTAATGAGCCTGGGGCCGCTTCTGTGTCGAATGTGACGTATCCCGCGTCCACGCCGTTGTTGCCGCCGCCGCCGGTGATTCCATGGCAGTGTAGAATGTTGTTTATGTTCCTGACCTTGCAGGCCGCCGCGCCGCCTTCGGCGTTGGCGTTGCCGTCCACCGTGCAGACCTTCGCGTTTGTCACGCTGAGGATCGTGTAGCGATTGGTCGAGGTGGTAAACAAAAGGGCGCGACCGACCATCGCGGCGTTGAAAGTGTTGTCGTTTACGGTGACAACCGATTGGGCCACATCCGATGGCGCGCCGTTCGTTGTGCTCGCCGCGTCGGTATTGCTCAAGGTTCCCGTGCCGGTGATGTGACAGGCCCCGGCTGTACAGGTTGCGCGAACGCCAGTTAAGTTCATCGTGCCGGAAAGTTCCGGGGCAGAGGAGCCAAAGAGGATTGCGTTCTTCAGGTTCGCCGCATTGCCCGCGACGAGACTTGCGATCTTCACGCTACCGGCGGCGGTAAGGTCCAGGACACCAGACTGGTCGGACGCAGCGGCTCTCCCAAGCGTTGTCGCGCCCAAGTTGTGTCCACGGCCCACTAGCGCCAGGGTGTTCGTCTTGGCATCTACATTGCTGTTGATATTTAACGTGGCCGCGGTCATCGGGCCGCTCTGCGTCATCTTGTGGTCCGAGCCGATATTGATGTTAACGGTCCCTGCCGTATTGATGATGCCGGAATTGGCGTAATTCCCAGCAAGCCTGATCTGAAGCGTGGTCCCGACCGCAACTTCGCTTGGCAGGTCCAGAAAGTCAGCAGCCGTCGGCGCAACAGACATATAAGACGCCCCGCTGAAACTGCCCGCCCCGCTGAGCTTCTTTGTGAAGCAAATACCCGTCAGTGTCGCCGCACCGTTGAGCACGAGCGCTGGGAAGATGTTGCCTATCGTGGCGTTTGCAAGGTCGCCTGCCGCGCTCTGCGTCCATATTGCCGTCGTGCCGGTCAGGGTTCCGCCATTGATAAGGAGATTGCCCCCGATGTTGTGGGCAAACGCGCCAGCGGCGTAGGTTCCGGCGGTGAGGGTGAAGGAATCGAAATAGTTAGCAATGATAGCAGTAACTGTTCCGGCGGTGTTGATGACAAGCGGGAAGCCGTTGGCAGCACCAGCATTTGAGAGGTCGCCAGTGCCGATCATTGTGAATGTGCCGGGATTCGTAAGAGTAAACTCGGCATGAAGTACGAGGTCGCCACCAACCGAAACGGCCCCCGAATTACTCCAACTACCCGCCCCATCGCAACCCCTTAGGCAATCCTCTGCAACCACCGCACCGAAGCCGCCGCCATCGAAAGTTCCATAGCCAAAGTAAAGGCTCCGGCATTCGATTTGTTCTGTGGCAGAATAGGCCCCATCCTCTGGATTAATTGTGCCTTGGCCGGTAACGCTCCAAGTTATCGTCCCGGTTCCTTCAAGAACGACAGTCGGGCCTTGGGTGGATGAGAAGGCCGCCCCTTCAATCAGTGAACCGTCGATGACAAAGTTCATCAGGGCGGTTGCCCCATCAGCAAAAGTCCCAGTCAGGGTTACATCGCCAGTGACGGCTAGTTGATGCAAGGCAACGGTCGGCGTGAGAGTGTTGGCATATCCCGTCATGTTCCAGTCGGCCAAGAGGCCTGACGCGGGGCAGGTGGCAATATCCCATGTGCAGGCCGGACTGGTGGCGTCAAACTTGACAGTCTCGGTGGCGATAGGCACGTGACCCCCGGACCAGTTCCCGATGGTGCTGGCCAGGGCATCGACGCCGCCTGCTTGAAATAGGTTGTCAGCCATTATTTATCTTCCCTCGCCCGCGCGGCTTACGGAGTGGTCGATTGCGAGACTATGGCGTACCCGTGGAACGTCGATACGGGCGTCAGCAGGCTAATGCCCTTGTCGATAGCCGTAATGAGCACCAAGTCTTTGTCGCGGCAGGGCGGTATCACGTAGCCGCCGTTTGTGCCAATGGGCATCGCGCCGGACAGGTCCATCCCGTCGCTGTCCTCGATGGTGAGCGTGTCAGCCGCCGTCATTGTTCCCCAAAGGGCATGAAGGCGCGTATAGCTGCCTACCAGCGCCGCCTTGAGGACCAGCGGCGCGGCGGCGACGGTCGTAACCTTGACGCGGGTAAAGGTTGCGTTTTCGTCCAGGCCCTGCCAGCGGGCCAGGTCTGCTAGTGGAATTCCCATCTCTGTTATCTCCAGGCGTTAGGTGGTTTGCCCTTATCCCAGTATTCAGAAGGGCGCTGGTGAATGATGTCGAATCGCCCGTATCGCGCGGCCTCAAGAAGTTCGCTCAGCTTCTTCCGCTGCTTCGGCGTGAGAGACTTGACTTGACCCGCCTTCGTGCAATGAGCCTGCAAAAAGGCGATGACATTTCCCGTCAGGGCAGGATCGGTAGAGAAGCCCGGCCACTGAATCGTCAAGTCGGCGTGACCTATCGGTACGCGGTTGGCGTGGTAAAGCGAGAAGCCGTGCGCCTGCCATTTCTTCCAGAAGTAAATATCCTCGTCGATGCGGTTTTCCCCCCACTCGCCCGCCTCGTTCGGCACGCCCAAAAACCACGGGTGCGGAAGCCGCTTCAATTTCTCCGTTCGGATAATCGTCAGGCCGAAATGGCCCGTAAGAATCGTCGTCAGGTCGGGGGTGAACTCGGCCATGTCAATTTCGGCTATGGCTTTCCCGTCAGGCCCGGCCTTTGTAATCAGCGGCCAGGTATAACCCCGGCAAATCTGCATCGAGCAAATCGCATCGGCTTCCGGGTGTTCGTCCAATAACTTGACCAGCGTGGCGATGTCTTGAGGGGCGAAAACGCTGTCATAGTCAATGGTTATGATTGCATCGAAGCCCTTGCCCATCATTTCCTTCATCGAGCGCTCCAAGCATTGCCCCCAAAATGCGCCCGTGAAGCGATGGACCGGAAGGCGATACGCCGCCACCGACTGGCAAATACTCAAAAAGGTATCCTGGAAACCCAGGCGCGGCACACTTAGCGCCACCGCGACGTTCATGGGGAGCAGGGGTTTCTCGATGACGGGATTGGGCGCGCCCTTTTTGCCCTCCAGATTCAGGCTGATGGACAAGCTGGCGCAATCATTGGCTTTTGTTTTCCAGCGGCGTATCGCGCCGAACCCGGCAAGCTGCATTACCTCAGTCAGCTTCTCGGCATTGAAAAGCGCCTTGTGAATATCGTTAGGGTCGCTTTGGGCTCCCAAGATGCACTGCTCGATGGGAATCCCGTCCGGGTTCGTGCCCTGATACGCGGCAATCAGTTTGTCCAAATCCGGCACGGCCACGCGGAGCAGGCCGCCCGGCTTCAATACCCGGCACCAGTCTTTGAGCACGCTGATCGTCTGGAAATAACTGAAGTGCTCCAGGATGTGGACCGCACGAATTGCGTCCACGCTGCCGGTCGGATAATCCAGCGGAAAAGCTTCCTTCCCAAATTTGCGGTCAATGGGAATCCAGCCGTCCAAAGCCTTGTCGCCGCAACCTATGTCGAGCCGGACCTGCGCGCCAGGGGATTCGGTTCCCCGAATTGCCACAGCAGCAGCCTGGGCCGCTTCCAGATGATTAAGCATGGGCGGCCTCCTTCTGCCCCGTCACGAGGCCGCGGCATTGCCAAAGTTCCGTTGGCGGATCAAACATCTTCCAGGCGTCAGTCGGGGTCCATCCGGCAGCCTGCACCATCTTCGTCAGCGTCGTCAGCGTAGGGTTCCACCAGTTCGTCTGGTTGTGGCCGTATTCGGTGCCGGGATAGAACTCAGCAACAGTCTGCTCCCCATACCCCGTTCCCATGCCGCCGCGATAAGCCGACCAGTCATTCAGGATGGCCGACTCGATGCGAATCTGGCACTTGCAGACGCGGGAAAGAATGTCAAGGGCCAGCAACGGATAGCGGCAGTGATAGATGGTGCCGTAAAACAGCACCAAATCAAACTCGCCAAGCCGGGCCGGCGTCACTTCATAGAGGCTTAGCGTCTGATGGTCGGCCTGTTCGGCCGTGTAACCCAACGCATCGCGGCAGAGGTCGAATGTCTGCCAAGCGATTTCCTTGCGCGGAAGTTCCCAGCCCAAGTCGTCAGAGAAATCCTCAATAGCGACAACCTGGCGGGCGCCAAGTTTTAGGCAGGCCCAGGTCCAGTATCCATCCCATGCCCCAATATCGAGCACGCGCCAGCCGGCCATGCTCATGGGCAGATGATACTTTTCGGGACAGGCCGGCAATGTGCCGGGCGTTACAACACCGCCGGGCAATTCGATCCGGTGATACCAATTAAACTTCTTGACGCGCTCTTGCAGATTCATTTTCTCACCCTTTCGTTTGTGGAAAAAATCTCACCCCCGCCCCGGCCCATACTGGCACCAGGGCGGGGTGAGAAATGAACACATCAGCCGCTGATCAGGGCAGTGCCGACACCATCCAGGACGCCGGCCTTGGTCTCTGTCTCAGGCGATTCCTCGCCTTTGAACAGAAGCGCGTTAACGCTCGTTGTCTGACTCACAATGGTGTCAAACTCGATTGTGAGGTAACGCATCCGGGCTTTCAGATTGACCCGGAACTGGACGGCGTAGGTATTCACGCCGACCGATGTGGTCGTGCGCGGCGTCGGGATTACGAACCCAACGGCGGTGGTTGTGGCCGCCCCGCCGACAAAAGTGGGGGCAATGGCAGTTGAGCCGGCGAAGTTCACCGGAACGGTGTCTGATTCGCCAAGCCGGAGAGCATTGGGAATGCTCACCGCAGCCACGGTCTCGGACACCAGGTTTATGATTGCGTAGTCATACCCCAGGGTGTCGAAGTAGCCAAATTGAGATTGGCCGCTTGTCACCGCTTGCGGCAGAAAAAGAGTTGCGAGTTTACAGGAAGGAACCATTGGAAAACTCCTGTGGAGTGGAGAAACGACTCGTGCTGCACAGCGAAGCGCTACTTCGCAGAGCAACATTTAGGAAAAGACACAGAGGACCGCTTATGTCGTCATATAGAGACCGACTAGCGGGCCGGCGGCCGTGGCGCTGCCGATGTCGTGGACTACGATATCGAAACGCTCAAAGCCGTAGAGGGCAATCTGGCCCTTCGACGCGTAGGTGTAGGGATCGGAAAGCATGGTCATGCCCTTCCGGTCGCCGAAGCTGATTGCCTGACGCATGTTGCCGAAGGCGATTCCGATGGCCAGGTTCACAATTGCGTTGCCGGGCATCTGGTTCATCAGCACGATGGGATAGCCCATGTACTGCATGTTCCGCATTCCGTCAGCGAGAATCGGCATGGTGTTGCCGGTCATGGCGGAGCTGAGCCGAATTACGGTCGTGCCCCACGCGAACGGTGACATATACCACTTGGCCCCGCCCAAGGCATACTGCGGGCAGAGGGCCATCATCTCGTTCAGGTCGGAAGCCATGACTTCGCTGAACAAGTCGATATTCGCTCCGGCGGTGATATACGTTCCCGCATGGAGACCATCGACCATCTTGGTGCGGAAGCCGGTCATGCCGCCGTGTGTTAAAATGCCCGTTCCATCGACCCCGCACAAATCTTCTTTTGTGCTGTAGGCCAGGGCCATTTCATCGGCTATGATTTCGGCTATGTTGACAATGCTGTCTTCTTCGAGGCTGCGCGAGATGCGCGTCCCGACCATGCAGTCCTTGGCAACAAGGGTCACATTATCCCAGGCCGTATCGCTCTCGGTGACGCCGGTGGCCGGGTCTTCCCCGACAAAATGGGCCGTCAGCCCGCCGGTACGCCGGGGGATGCTCTTGGTGTCGCTGGTCATCGTCCAGATGCGGGCCTCGCGGCGCATGACGCCGTACTCATCCCGCAGGGTGATAATCGCGGCCTCAAGTTCGTCCGGCACAAGGACGCCGCCCTTGGAGGCAATGCCTTCCTGGTGGACGCGCTGCTCAACCCCCGATCCCACGCCGTGCTCCCTGCACCACTCGCGGGCCGGTTGGTTGTCATAGATAAAGCCGGCAATCCACTTGCCTGCGCGGTATGCCTTTTGTAGCGCATCGGGGCCGCGGAAGGCTCGGAGTTTGCTGGCGTCGCCAACGGGCATGACCTCGACACGGGAATGGCCCGGCTGGTCAATCTTGCCGGCCTCCGGCTTGATCTTGCGGGTGGACTGCTCGATGTCGGCCTGGGCGTTCTCCAGCCGCTCACGGGTTTCAATGGGCTTGACGAGCTTGTCAGCCTGGACCATGTAATCGTCGAAACGCTTCTGCTCGTCTTCGACCAGAAAGCGGGCCTCATCGTCCGCTGCCTTCTGAAGTTCCTGCGCGGCCTCTATAAGAGAGGCGCGTTCGGTTTTCATCTTTTCAAGTTTCGCGCTCATGCGAATGCTCCTGTGTGTTTGATGTGCGCGGATGCGAAGCGACGGCTTGCTTTCGCGCGGTGTGCGGCCCGGATGGATAGGCGACGGCCTCCAGAAATCCGGCCGCGGTGTGGTTACGTCATCCGCTCGCTAAAGCGGAGCGGTCCGCGGGGCGACCGCCTAATGTCGGCGGTCATACTCAAGTTTGATGTACAACAGACTGAGCCGCTTCGTTTCTGCTCGCGCGGCCTCAAGCTGCTGCCTGTTCAGTTCGGATTGATTTGGCGTGGAGGGATCGGCCTTCACTTCGGCCTTGGCTTCGGGCTTGGGCTCAGGCTTAATTTCAGGCTGGGCTTCAGCCTTAACTTCGCCCTCCGGTGTTTCAGCCGGGACTTCTATTGAACCAGACGCTTTGCGCCATTCCTGATAAGAACGAGCCGCAACGGAAGTGTCGCTATAGGCCGGATAGACGACAGGGCCCACGTCAAACAGTTCGTCAATCTCTATCAGGGTGCGTATGTCCGGCTCGTCCTCATCGCCCTTGCGCCATTCATCGGCCTTGACCGTGAACGCAAATGAGCAGCCATCAATATCGCCCCGCTCAATGCTGGCCGCGACATCGCGGGCCTGCTGCGTATCCGGCAAGTCATTCGAGAAGTGCAAGCCCTTTCTGTCCTCATGCAACCGCAGCGTGCCGCTCTTTGTGCGGCCGAGAATAAAATTGGCGTCGTGGTTGAACAAGCATCGCGTATCGGTGCCCTTCAGGCAATTCTTGAACGCGCCGGGTGCGATTTTCTCATAGATGGGCGCGAAGAACCCCAGGTCCACCGAGAGTTTGTCAAAGACGGCGGCGTAGCCTTCGAGCTTGGAAGGCTTGCCGTCCTCGCGGACGATCCGAAGCTCCACCTGCCCAGCCGGGACAATGCGAACCTCGCGCACGGGCGCGGATTTCTTCTTGTCCTTATCTTCCCACTGCGATTCACAAACGGCGTATCGCTGTTTTTGGTCCGGGTACTCAGTCAGCATCGTTTCGTTCGCCATGCAGCGGCTCATAAAATCATCGTGCTTCTCGTTTTTCTTGGGCTTAGGAAGCGGCACGTCCGTTCTCCTTGATGTCTGCAAGAATCTTGTTTGCGTATTTGCCCGCCAAGTTTTGCTGCCAGCCGCCGACAAGCGGAAGCAGGTCGTCCGGCGCCGTCTCAAGCACGGCCTGGTAGTTCATGTCCCGCCATGACCAGCCGAGGCGCGAAATGTAGCCGGCGATAAACTCCGGCCCCACGTCGGTATGAATGGCGGTGGCGACGGCAGTAATGACTGGGCCAAGAACCTGGCGGATAAATGTGTCGTGCGTATCGTAAAACGCCTTGAGCGTCTGGCCAAAATCCTTACGGTGCGCGGCCTTGCGGATGGCGCTGATTTCCTTGCGGACGATCCGCCCGCAGACATCCAGCAACAAGGCGCGCTGTGCGGCAAGCAAGGGGTCGTCGTCCGGCTCCGGCTCGTCCGGCGCTGGTTCAGCGGGTTTCGGCTCCTTGGATTCCAAAAGCATTTGCTCGACGGGCTTCAGTGCGGCGTTGACGAAGTGCATATCCCCGGCCTTGCCCGGAAGCGGGTTCATGTTTTCCTTGTCACGAACTTCATTGATGGTCATAAATCCGTTATTGTGCATCTCGCGGTAGAACGTCGCCCGCGCGGCAGTATCGCCGCGAAGCAATCCCTCAACGACGAACTCTGTGTAAGTGCTCCCACTGGTCCATTCGCCGAATAGCTTGTAGTTGCACTCATGTTCCCATTTCTTGAGCCAGCGCATGAGCGTGTGGACGACGAACTCGATACCCTGATGTTCTATATTGCTGAACGTCGCCCGGTCCATCTCGGCCAGCATGTGCGGCGGAATCTGGAATATCCGGGCCACGTCGTTGACCTGGAACTTCCGGGTCTGGAGAAACTGCGCATCTTCCGGCGGTATGCCGATCTGCTGCCAGGTCATCCCCTCTTCGAGAATCGCCGTCCGCTGCGCCTGGTCAAGCCCCCGGTGCATCGCCTCAAACTCAGTGCGTAGGTTATCACGAGCTTTGTCGCCCAGTGTTTTGGGATGCTGGAGTATGCCGGACGGGGTTGAGCTATTGCCGAAGAACTTCCCGCCGTACTTCTCCGCCGCCTGGCCCAGCCCGATGGATTCGCGGTGATACCGAACGACAGAGTAGCCCTGATACCCGTTGCCGCCTAAGCCTTTAATATGCAGGACGTTACGGTAAGGAAGATAGCTCAATGTCCCACCTGTAAGGCGGACCTCATAAAATAAGTCGCCGCGCTCATTCAGATATGGCGTCGTCTGGTCGGGACGGAGTGGCCAGTACCAAACAGGGCGCGCGGCATTGTCGCGTTCTATCTCCGCATACCCATTGCCCCAGGTCAGGGCATGGCCCTGAATCACTTCGCGGAACTCCTGTGCGCTCATGTGCGGATTGGCCCGGTCGTGCACCAGCCGATAAAGTCTGCTATCGCCCGCCGGTTCCTTCCCGCCGCCCGCAAGCCGCCGATATACCATGAACGGCAGGAAGCCGACGGCGCCCGCGATGATGTTCACGGCAGCCCAGACGGGCGTATATTTCAGCGCCGAATCGGCCGTTACGGAAAGCCCCGTCGCCGACTTGCCGCCCGCGAAGGCGTCAACAAGCCACTGGGCCGGCTTGGAAAGATTGCTTCGTGTTTCAAAGAGCTTAGCAATACTGCCCATTACTCAGGGCCCTTGATGTGAGTGTCGATGTAGAGGCCGAAGCCGAAGACAATCAGCCCGGCCGGAAGTGAGTAAAGGCCCGCCCCGACAGCCAGCGTGATTAAGCCCACAAGGGCCATAAGCCCCGGCGCCCTTCGCCGCAGCGCGGCCGCAAATCGTCTCAGCCTATTTCGCATTTATGCCCGCCAGCAAAGGCGCTGCTTCGTGTGACTGCCCGCTTGCGTGGGCAATGCGGCGCTTGGCTATCCGGCGCAGCTAATATTTTGTGGGATTGCGCTTGACCGCGACCACTTGCCGACGTACAAGGAAATATACTCATATGTCCCAGCATGGCGGGATTCACCCCATAGGGAGCAAAAAGGAACCAGCATGAAAAGAATAGCGCTGCTGATGACCACCAACGTCTCGGCGGCTCGGATGTTCTATTTGGGCTTTTTTGGTTTACCCTGGCGGACCGCCAGAAGGGAGAATGGAAGATGAAACCGATATGCGTTGTCGTCTGGGGGCTGTTACTCGGTTTATGCTTAGTTGCCATCGGGGCCGATGCGCCGATAGTAGCCCCGGCAAAGCTCCCTGACCTCAAGGCGCCGGAACTCAAGGCCGACCAGCTCACCAGCGTGGTCCGCGTGGTGGACGGCGACACCATCGTCGTCAAGACCGATACGGGCCTCACGAAGATCCGCCTGGTCGGCGTGGACACGCCAGAGACCGTTGACCCGCGAAAGCCGGTCGAGGAATACGGCCGGGAGGCCAGCCGGTTCACGACGAATCTGCTCAAGGGTGAACAGGTCTATCTGGTCAAGGACCCGCAGCAGGGGGAGAAGGACAGGTACGGGCGGACGCTGGCGTATGTCTACCGCTATCCCGACGGCCTGTTCGTCAACGCGGAGATCGTCCGGCAGGGCTACGGGCACTGCTATCCCGACTATCCCTTCAAGTATCTTGAGCAGTTCAGGCAGCTTGAACAGTTCGCCCGTCAAGCCGAGAAGGGCCTGTGGGGACCGAAGGATAAGCCGGCCGAACCCGCGCCCGCCGTGAAGGCCCCCGTGGTCCCGGTCGTGCCGCCCACCGTGACCCGGCCGCCGCAGGTCCACCCAGACCAGGGCGACGTTACCGTCTATGTCACGCGGACCGGGGCGAAGTACCATCGGGCAGGTTGTCGCTATCTATCCAAGAGCATGATCCCGATGAAACTGAAGGATGCCAAGCAGCGATATGGTCCGTGTAGTGTTTGTGGGCCACCGCAGTAACGGAGCAAAACATGGGCCGCAAGTTTGGCTTATCGTTTTCTTGGAAGCGTGCCGTCGGCATCTCTGGGGCGAAAAGCAGGTTGTCCCGCAAGATGGGCGTACCCTTGACGCGCCAGGGGCGGCAACGCAAGGTAGGTAGGGGCGTCGGATGCTGTGTCATGTTAGCCCTGTTCTTGTCGGTTGCCTTCGCGGTCGGCTTCACCGTCTACAGGTGCATTAGCTGACAAAGGGGTTAATATACCTAGTTCAACCAAGCGGCTGTTTATTGTGGTACA